ATGTCCACACTTTCTCATGCAAAGTCACCCCTTGAAGTAGCAAAAGTTACTGGACAGCACTCGGAGATTGTCTCCTTTGCTTGTGCAGAAGCTGTACTTGCTGGTGAGTGGGTTGACTTGGATGCCAGCCAAACCGGAGAGGCTCGCACGACAACGGTTGTTCAGGGCAACGGCACCGGTCTTTGCATCGGTGTTGCTTTGGAGACCGTCTCGGCGGCGACAGTTGCTGCTGGTGGTGCCCGGGTGCGCGTATGCGTGTCTGGATACTGCGAGGCTGCTCGTACCGATGGCACTGTTGCGGCTGCTGGGGATACGCTTATTCCCGTCGCTGCTGGAGAAGTTGCCAAGGGTGCTGACAGCAACGTGGTGACCCCCGTGGGTATGGCGCTTGCTGTGGATGCTGGTGGCGCGGCGGCCGAAGTGGCTCCTGTGTACATTTTCCGCAAGTACTGAATCAGCCCGTCAACTTTGGGGCGGGCACTCCGTTTGGGGTGTCCGCCCTTCTTTCATAGGCAGCGCGATGAATCTGGGTGACTTGAGGGCAATGGTCGGGTCGATTGTGGACTACGACCCAGACGTGACCACCTACCAGGACGAGGTCACGGAGATTCTCAACCAGTTGTACCTGGACTTCTTCAGTGACAAGCGGTGGCAGTTCGCCCAGAAGACCGCCAAGCTTCTGGCAAGGCCCGACCAGACGGCTACGGATGCTGCCTACAATGGCACGGCAGCCAGTGGCGATACGAACATCACCACCACCGCCCCGTTCTTTGATGCCTGGATGGAAAACCAGGTATTGGACATCTCCGGCGGAAACATCGTGGCCCCCAACAATCGGGTCAACAAAGAGGTCCGCATTGTACGGGTCCTAACCACCACCTCTGCCCATGTAGAGGGAGGGTCCTTTGTCGCTGGTGGTACGCCAGACATCGCTACAGCGGTTACCATCGTGGCCAAGAACCGCTACCTGGATCTGCCCACAGACTGCGTGGGGCTCATCTCCGTAGGTGTGCGAGACATCAAGGAAGACACCCTTCCCCACAGCAATGTCTCCCGGTACCTGGATGAGATTTACGACCTTGACCTGAACCAGACCGGTAGGCCCACCGATTGGGTTTTGCACGACGACAACACCATCGTTCCCCCCAGAACCGCCCCGGCGTTGGCCAATGGTGGCGCTGTGGTGTCTGGTGCCCCCGTGGCTGGCGTCTATCAGGTGCGGTACACCTATGTTCACAACGGACGAGAGAGTGGCCCATCACCTGTTTCCAATGAGCTTACGTTCGCGGCCAATGACCGCATTGATGTGGGTGCCATGCTGGATTCTGGAACCAACTCTGGTTTGCTCAAGCGTATCTATATCAAGAGCCCGGAGTCCAAAGCGTTTTACGCCATGGCGGTTGCTGATGTAGCAGAAGCTACCAAGTCTATCAATGGTGTGGGTCTGGCTGTTGACTACGTGACCAACAGCCCTCGCCTTCCAGAGCATGATGGATACATCCACCGGATCCGCCTGTGGCCCAGGCAGGACTCCGAGTTGGACATGCAGATTCGGATGCTGTTCCGGCCCAAGGAGATGATTGACGACTCGGATACCCCCGAGTTCCCCAGCGCCCACCACCGGTACCTGGTTTATCGGGCTTGCGAGGAGTTGTTCGTCAAGCACAACAACCTTGCACACTCCGAGATGTACCGACGCAAGGCAGACAAGGAACTTCTGAAGCTGGGCAACAGGCACCTGTCGGAAGGAGCTACCCACTGGGTGAAGCAGTCCTACCAAAGCACGCAGAGGTTCTTTGCCCCGACACCCACCCTGACCACCAGCGGGTGATTCCGTGAAAGCCGCCAAGAAGGTTGAGCATGTTCTACTGACGGGGATCAACGAGCAGATCCCCCAGGGAGGCGGGACTGCTACGAACATCTCCAACTTCACGGTGGATCCCAAGACGGGTGGGTGGGACTCTCGCATTGGATATGAGAAGTTCCAGACGGCAGATGCGCTCTATGGGCCGTTTGACCCAGACGGAGAGACCTTCTCCAACTATGTGTGGTCTACCCAGCACGGTGCGATTCAGCACTACATGTACGAGCGGGTCAAGGTAGTAGGTGGTGCCGATAGCGGGCTCAATCAACTATGCAGCGTATTCGGAAACCCAGCGGTCCAGACTAACTCCAGGGTTTGGATAGACAGCCTTGTTCGTCGCGGTACGGACGATGCTGGCCTTCAGTACGTTCCATATGGCCGATTCCTGGTCATCCTGAACGGCCACAACCGCCCCGTCAGGCTTGACCCACGCACCGGGTATGCACACCCCCTGGGCTGGGTTCAGCGTCCAGCACCGCCCACCCCGTGGGGTGTGGATGCAGATGATACAAGGCCCGGCGGGTTTCAGGGTGCGCCAATCGTTGACTACCCAGTTTATTTGCATCCGAAAGCAGAGGGGATGCTAGAACTAAGCGGAGACACCGAGGGGCTTGGGTACTCTCAAGATACCAGGAAGAACGCTTTTCGCTGGCGCGTGTCCTTTATCAGCGATTCCGGTTCCGAGAGCCCCATGTCCGAGGCAACCGAAGCCCTGACATGGACAACCTCTCCAAGCGATGTCGCCAGCATCCCGGATTGGGATGGCGGCAAAGGCCTGACCGATACTACTCCTGCTCCAGCGGTGGGCATGCCCGGTAACTTCGATCTGAAAAGACAAGCGGTGTACCTTGGGGATCTGCCAAGAGGACCAGAAGGAACGGTTGCCAGGCGGGTCTATCGAACCAAGAACCTGGGCGAGTTCCACACAGGAACTGCAAATGCTGACACGGGGATTCTTGGGGAGATTGAGGAGTATTTTTACGTTGGGCAGGTAAACAACAACAATGAGACTGCCTATGTTGACTACCTCCCAGACTTGGCCCTGACCCGGCTGGCCCCCCTGGAAACAGACTCGGTGGAGCTACCTGTTCCTGCGGCGTCCTTTGGGGCTGCGTACTTTGGGAGACTGTGGCTCGATGGTGGCCCTGCTGATCCATACCGGGTGTACTACAGCAACCCGAATGCGCCTGATTCCTTTGGGGCAACCTCGTTCTTTGACTTTGGTACCAGCGAGGGAGGGGCAATCACAAACCTGTTGGTCTACAACAACCAACTCCTGGTGTTCCGGGAGAGGGCTATCGACATCATTCGCCCCGGGGGCCGGGGCGGCTTTATCCAGGTTCCTTTTGTCCAGGGCGTTGGCACCAAGGCCACCAATACCATCACGGTGGTGCCAAATGCTGGGGTCATCTTCCTGTCCAACAACGGGGTGTACCTGCTGCGTGGTACCAACGATGGCGGCGGAACCCTGGAGACCCACAAGCTATCCGAGAACATCCAGGGGACCATCGAGCGCCTGACCCCATCGGTGATTGCCAAGGCGGTGGCAACCTACTCACCAACCTGGGATGAGTGGCATTGCTACTTTCCAGCCGACGGTGCCGAGAAGCCCAACTTAGGGATTGTGCTGCACTTCAAGAAGGATGGGTGGAGTATTCGAGAGGGCTTTCCCATTTCCTCCATAGCCACTGATGAACGTGGAAACATTGTGTTCGGTGAGAAGGACGGTCGCCCCGCTGGTTGGAGCAATGGAGATGACTACGAGGCTGGCCTGTTTGTCGTTAGTCGCAGACGAGCCATGGGCCATGTGGTCAACTTTGTAGACGGTGAGAACGAAACCGGCCTGTCCCCTGCGCCCACGAGTACGTACAAGACCGCCTGGATGGACTTTGGGTACCCATCCCAGAAGAAGTTTGTGAAGTACGTCTACCTCTACGTGCTGACCGAGGGAGACAACACCATTGGCCTGACTCACTTCAAGGACTACTCCCTCACCGGCACCGCAGCGACTGGCAGGAAGATGCAACGCGCCGAGTATGTGGACCAGGCAGTCTACGATACGGCGGCATGGGATACGGCCCTATGGGAGGAGAACATGCTGACCGAGATTCGGTACCCAATCTCCCAGAAGGATTCGTCTCACTTTGCCTTTGAGATCAAGACTGACGCTGACATCATCCTGATTGGCTACTCGGTAGAGTTCGCAGTGAACGAGACCATCACCGCCAGGGGCAAGAAATGAGCTTTGAGTGGACCCCCAAGGACTTGAGGACAGCCAACCTCTTGGATGGGCGGGAGTTCGACGCCAAGTACAACGCGTACAAGGGCACGATCAATGGTGGCCTGGAT